TTAACATATAAAGACAAATGGGTGGTGGTCTATTACAGCTCGTCGCCTGTGGCGCCCAAGATGCATACCTCAGTGGCAATCCGCAAATTACGTTCTGGAAGGGTCTCTTCAAGCGCCACACGAACTTCGCGATGGAGCCGTTTCGCATCAACCTGACAGGCCAACCGAACTGGGGTACCAAGCAGAGCGCTATCATCGGCCGTCATGCTGATCTCCTCTACTCAACTTATCTCGAGGTCGTTATACCTGCTAAGGGTACAGATGGGAATACATTTACCTGGAACAATGACCAAATACGCTTAGGCTACAATTTAATTAAGTATGTTGAACTTGAGATTGGTGGTCAACTAATTGATCGTCTGTATGGCGAGTGGATGTACCTGTGGTCTTCGATAACATATGATGCCACTAAGAATCAAAAATTAACTAATCTAACAGGCTTAGGAGTTGGCTACAGTGAATTAAATTTGACCAACCCTGCAGAATGTAACAGCGTAAACGGCAAGCCTTCGCTTCCGTATGTCCTTTACATTCCACTAGAATTCTTTTATGCTCGCAATCCCGGCGCCGCCCTTCCTCTAATTGCCCTTCAGTACCATGAGGTAAAAATTAATATTTTATGGAATGATGCTCAACACATTGCTGGAAATTTTAGAAATGCATCAAAGGCTCCGCTTGTTACGCAGGCTTCAATTTATATAGATTACATCTACCTAGATACGGAGGAGCGTCGCCGTATGGCCCAAGAGAGTCACGAGTACCTCATTGAACAGACGCAGTATAATGAAGATAAGGGTATTTCGTCGTACAATAACCGTATCGATTTAACATTTAACCACCCTGTGAAGGAGCTTGTATGGGTTGTACAACCAACTTATTATAATAACTGTAACCAATCTTTTGCTAAGAGTATGTATCGTCTCCAACCGTTTACATATGATCACGCGGCGGTTTACAAGCAAACAATACAGATTAATGGTCAGGATCGCATGGATGCTCGTTATGGTGATTATTTTAATAGAGTCCAACCTTTCCAACACCATTCGGGATATATACCTCAGCAAGGTATTTACATGTATTCGTTTGCTCTCAAGCCTGAAGAGCACCAACCGTCTGGTACGTGCAACTTCTCTCGTATTGACACGGCTACACTTGTAATGGAAATGAGTGGTAGTGTAACTATCGACGAAACCAATGATAATACCTGGGATGTTCGCGTCTATGCCGTGAACTACAACATTCTACGCATCATGAGTGGCATGGCTGGACTTGCTTACTCAAATTAGTAACCTACTTCGTTACTTGTTTGAGTTTTTCAAGATATAAAATGGCGTCCATCAATTCCTCTTGTGCATGTTGAACCCACTGCAAAAAAGTTAGATCATTTCGATCCAATGTAGTACCATATTTCTTTTGACCAAATTCAGCTCTCTTTTGAAACGCAGATACGACGGCGCTTACTACGCTATCATATTTGGGTTGGTCCATTTAAAATTTATCAGTTAATTATATCAAAATTGGTTTACCATTCCATCATTACATCTTCCATCTTGCACTGACCTGTGTCCTCATCTTGTGATACAGCAACATTTGCGGCCTTTAGGTCTGAGTCGAACACCGACATATCTTCTTCGGCTCCCTCGGGTAGCTTGGTTTCATCTACAAGGATATCTACAAACCCAGTACCACAAGGAGGTTTCTGACCGAACATAATGTTTGCAGACACACCCTTCATCTTATCAAAATCAGCAGAGATAGCTGCATCAAACAGAATTTGAGATGTCTCTTCGAATGAAGACTTAGCAAGTACACCATTATTGCTTTTCTTCATACCAAAGCGATCAACCGTTACTAGGTAGCCAGGATAGGTCATTACGTCAATGAGTGTGATCATGTGGTGATAGTTCACATACTCTGCAGTAAAGACTTCCATGAACTCTTTGTAGAGTGCCAAACGAGCAGCTTCAATTCCAAAGATATCAAGAATTTCGTGAAGATCATTCGAGAATGAACGGAGTGAATCTACACCATCAATCGTAGCAAGATCAAGAAGATTTGTACCATCTACATCTAGAACAATCTGCTTCATAGGAACATATCCACCAACCTTCTCGTCGTAAATAAGCTCCTTATTGTTATCACGACGGTAAACACGACCAATGTTAGCAACACCAGTTAGAACAGTATCAAGTAGCTTCTCCTCGATGAAACGAAGAGATAGAGAGTTTTTTACTGTGTCTGGTAAGAACGCAATGCGCATAGCAAGCTTATCGGGAGAATTCGTATCCGTATAGACACACTCGAATACACGTAGAACTTTGTTATTATTAATCTTGGTTGCAATCATGTTCATATCGGGAACGCCACGTACAGCCATCTGTGTACGATCAATTTCAAGGCGAATGATCCAAGGAGAGTTACACGATGACTGATTGGTTACTGAAAACTTTTGATAAGTTTCTAGGATTTGACGATCTTCTGCAACAGACGAATTCTTTGATGACGGATCGGGATCATAATAAATACGAACTGATCTCGTGATATCACGCAGTGTCGTCTTCTGAATCTCCTTCATCTTGTAGAAGATTGCATTCTCCGACATAGCAAGATCAGGACGGAGATAGAGAACATTAGATGGATTCTTGGGATTATGAGATACAGACAATAGTTCAACAATTCGAGGAACTCCCTGTGTGGCATTCGCCTTAGCGGTACCGGCAGAGTGGAAGGTATTCAGTGTAAGCTGTGTAGTGGGCTCTCCGATTGACTGAGCAGCCAATGTTCCAACCATCTCACCCGCATGTACCTTACCCTTCATGTACTTGAATCGAATATCTTTGAGAGCCTCGTCAAACATAGACTGTGTAAGGCGCATGACAATGATAGACTTCTTAGGAGCAAGATAGTAACGTAGTAGAATGTGGAATAGGTAATTCGGTTTGATCATAGGCTCCTCGGTTAGCTTCTTGAGTTCAGCTACAACATATGCGGGTGTTAGATCAGTCTTTACTGCGTAGTTATTCGTGTACTTAGAAAGTAGACGCTTGAGATGTACAGGAGCATACACTTCGGTCTTCTTAACAAACCGGAACACATCGCGAACAAGTACATCGCGATCAGAAATAATTTGGTCCATCAAATCATCAATTTCGAGACCAGGATCAGTACTCATAACAGCTCGGAAGTCATCAACAGAAGCTGCAAATTCTTTGTAGAGTTGTTCCATACTTGCGACTCCAAGTTCAATGGGTTGACTCTCAATCGCAATGCTATCAATACCATCGCCACCGTATACGAATTGATAGATTGAGCCGTTAATGTTACGGACTGTTCCATCGTATTCTACGTGTAGATCCTCCATCATCTTCACTAGCTTACGCTGAATATACCCTGAATCTGAAGTCTTTACCGCAGTATCAATGAGACCCTCACGTCCACCCATAGCGTGGAAGAAGAACTCGGCAGGACGAAGACCAGAGATAAAGCTATTCTCTACAAATCCACGCGACTCAATACCGTGATCATAACGAGCAAAGTGGGGAAGCGTGCGGTCCTGTAGAGTGTACTTGATACGCTGACCAGCAACCATCTGCTGACCTAGAAGGGCCAACATCTGTGTAATGTTCAGGTTAGAACCCTTCGCCTTAGAGTCTACCATCTGAACCATTCGGTTATCTTTGGGAAGACTGCTGCCAACCTTCTCCTCAATCTTTGAGTTAATTTCCTTTAGTGCATTCATGATCTTGTTCTCAAGTTCAGCACCATTTGAACGACCAGTACTATTTACGAATGTACCTGCGTGAATGCTCGACACAATATCAGCAACCTTCTGCTTACCCTCTTCAAGCGTCTTGGCTACAAAGTCATACGTCTCTGTATTTGCAATCAAATCAGCTGCGCCGACTGAGAATCCAGAATACAAGTTGTACTTTGTAACGATACTCTGTACATCATTGATTAGCTCACCAGCACGCTGAGGGCTGAAATCATTATAAAGAACGTGAATGATACCTTCAGACGTCTTTCCAAATGCATCCTTACCAAGAACACCCTTTACGAGCGTACCATTCTCAATCTTAATCTTTCCATCAAAATTCATGATCGGGAATACATTGGTCATGATTTCGTGACCAGTTAGAGGAGCATTCTTGCGTACATAGGATCCAAGTGGACGACGCATGCGAGCTAGCAAATTCATGGCAACATACTCGGGAACACGAACGTTCGGTTGAGTAATACGGTAAGAACCAGTTAGAGTATCCTGAAAGATTTGGATGATAGGTGAATTGGTACGCGGGCTGATGATCTGACGTAGAACAGAAGCAAGATACTTAAGTTCCATAGCAGCAGGAATGGATTGAGGAACGTGCATGTTCATTTCATCTCCGTCGAAATCAGCATTGTATGGACGAGTAGCCGAAACGTTTAGACGAAATGTAGAATACGGTAGAACACGAATACGGTGGCACTCCATAGAAGCCTTGTGTAGGGAAGGCTGTCGGTTAAAGAGTACAACATCTCCATCAATTAGGTGACGATGTACAACGTCACCATTTTTTAGATCAAGAAGTGACGTATTCATGTACTTGAGATGAACAGTTCGCTTCTCATCCGTAAAATAGACTGACTTTGCACCAGGATACGTTGCGGTACCATTGCGAACATATGTCATCATGCGATCACGATTAAACGACGTAACCATTTCAGGAAATGTCAAGTTAATTGCAATCTCTTCGGGAACACCAAGTTCATCCAGATCAATGTTAGCATCGGGGGTGATAACAGAACGTGCAGAGAAATCTACACGCTTGCCCATTAGATTACCACGAACACGACCATTCTTTGCTCCAAGTCGTGACTTTAGGGTCTTTAGCGGGCGACCAGAACGCTGAGCAGCAGGAGGTAGTCCCTTGATATCGTTATCAACATAGGTAGCTACATCAAACTGTACGAGCTCTGTGTATTTATCAATAATGTCGGCCGAATCGCCCTTATCAATTTTGTCACGTAGACGTTGATTGTTACGAACAATATCGATTAGCTTGTGCGTTAGATCATCCTCCATACGCTGGTTATCCTCCATGACAACAGAGGGACGAACAGTTAGCGGAGGAACAAGTAGGACAGTGCAGACCATCCACTCAGGACGACTGAACTTAGGGTTGAAACCGATGAGTTCAATGTGACGCTCCGTCATACGCTGAAAGCAACGTAGAACCATTTCACATTGTAGTACGATCGGTTCAGCCTCTTTCTCATACGTGTGAGCCTGAAGCTTAGCAACCTTACCTTCCATCTTATCAACCTTCTTTACAGCAGGTGACTTACAAACTGAGCATACAGATGAATCCTTTAGCTTTGATTTGTAAGATGTTGTCTCCTCGCGGACCGTATTGAATCGTGTAATTCCAGTTGCAGTTTCCGCGATACGCTCAAGTTCCTCATCGGGCAAATAGGGATTAGAGCAGTTAATGCAGATGATACCAAGAATCTTCTGAATCTGGTCAATGAACTGATAGAGGTATACAGGGCGTGCTAGACGAATATGTCCAAAGTGTCCAGGACATAGCAGGTTGGTCTGCTTGCATGTAGGACAAACCTTGCCATTCTCGATAACACCAAAGCGCGAATCAAATACACCGCCCGGTACAGGTTGGTTTATAGAGTATGTTTTGTCTGTGATGACTTCGACTACACTTTTTGCTACAATTTCTTCCGGATTGGCAATGCCAAACTGGACGCCGATAATAGTATCGCCCATTCTTGTTATTTATAAGGATTGTCTCTATATTAGTCCGTTTTCAGCGAAGACTCTTTGCTGTCTCAATAGTTAGCTTCCAAAATTCATCATCATTTAGCATTGCTCTCACAAGTGGCTTGGGAAACTTTTCTTCTAAATTTTCAGCCCATAGATCAAACTCGGGGCCGAGACGCTGGTTAAATTTATCTTTATTCTTGATTTTCAAAAGCTTATTGCGAGGAATGAGCTGTTGAAAAATAGCTTCTGCAAATTGCTGAGTCATGTACGGATTTTCACTCTCGTCCTTTATCTCGCGAAGTTTTTTATTCCACTCTTCCATTACAAAGAATGAAGCTAAAAACTATCCGGAAATCACACAAAAAAGAAAAGAAGTGGGATGCAGTTTTTGATAAAGACGGTAAGGAAAAGGTTGTATCATTCGGCGCGGCTGGGATGAGTGACTACACAAAAAATAAAGATAAAACTCGCAAACAACGTTATCTAAAGCGTCATTCCGGTATGGGTGAAAATTGGGAACAGCCCGATACTCCTGGTGCACTTTCAAAGTGGATTTTGTGGAATAAGCCATCTTTTGATGCTTCAGTTGCAAGCTTTAAGAAGCATTTTGGTCTGTAAGGGTTTAGATAGTAATTGATAATAAACTACGATGGGATGTCCGAGTGGTTAAGGAGTAGGTCTTAAGAACCTATGGAGCAATCCGCGCGGGTTCGATCCCCGCTCCCATCATACGTTACTTAACGGTAACACTACAGTGAAGAAATCTCTCCACTCTATTGTTTTCCCACTTTCGAAATACATCTTTGCAATGCGATTAAATGACTGAATGTACAAAAACATAACACTTCCGATGATAATAGGAGGCCATATATCCATTATGTGAACGATTGAATCAAAAGAACTCAAATTATACGTAAATTTCTGAAAACGGATTTGACCGTTTTTACACTGATATATCTCAACAAATACAAAATGCCTAACGTTACTAAGATCAGTGCTAAGCGCGAGGAGATGCTGACTTCGTCCATGGATGCGCATGAGCGTGCCACGGACGAGAAGTCCATGAAGCACCACAAGGATGGCGTAAAGAAGTTTATCAATAATATTGAGGACTTTGACGAGAAGAAGCTGAAGCAGTACTTTGATGAGTACTGCACTGATGACAATAACTTCGAGGAGATCGAGGTTGCTGAGAAGCCTAAGCGTACTCTCAATGATAAGCAGAAGGAAGCGATGAGTGCTGGCCGTAAGGCTGCTAAGGCGGCCCGTGAGGCTGAAGCGGCTGAGAAGGCCGCAGAGTCCGAGAAGGAAGACAAGGCTGAAGAGAAGCCTAAGAATGCCAAGGCGAAGAGTGCTAAGGCGTAAATTCACAAAAACGAATTTTTTATTGTTTCATTTTTAAATAGTAAAATGAATTATAGTAATCAAATCTACTGGAATGAAGGTATCAAGAATGCAATGATTGACTCTCGTTTAATCACTCGTTGGGAACTAGGGTTTCGTCGTTCCATATTTGAAAATGTTCAGGCAGTACTAGGTAACAAAGTGTACGACTTTGTTCCCGATTTGATTCAACTAGGAGAAGAGTTGATTACAGCTGAAGAGAAAGATGATGATGAATTTGATAGAATGTGGAACGAAGATATTCCACTCTGTTAATTTCTCGAAAACGGATTTGAACATTTTTAACCTAATTGTTATCAACAAAATGTCTGACCTAACTACTCAGATCGCTAACGCCGAGATGCTCCTTGCGTTTCTCAAGAGCCAGCTTCCGAA